TTATAACCCCAACCCCATAACGTACCATCTGATGATATTGCCATGGTATGTGAGTCACCTGTAGATACTTGTTTCCAGTTAGCTATAGAGTCGAATAGTGTTGATCCAGTGCCGAGTTGACCCATGCTAGCAGCACCATAACCCCATAGAGTCTTATCAGATTTAAGTGCAAGGATGTGAGAGTCGCCAGCTGCTACTGCAGACCATGAACCACTATTGACTAATAGTGGAGAAGAGCGATTGGTTGAGTCTGCTGTGGTAACAAGATTGTTTGCATTATTACCCCATACATATAGTTTACCAGTTGAATCGATAGAAGCACTATAACTGTTACCAGCTGCAATAGATGTCCATGCACCAGTAGCGCCGATCTGTACAGGAGAGGATCTAAGCGTAGTAGAGCCGTCACCTAATTCACCAGAGGCGTTGTTACCCCAAGCGTATAGAGACTTGGCTGAGGAACCTCCTGCCGCGGCAGTTGGAGTCTTAGTCAGTAGTGTTTTTAATATAGACATTTATATTATAGGTTCGGCCAAGTAATGTTGTATGGGTCTGACTGTGTAGTTATGTTAGCGAGAGCTTCCATGTATGCATCAAGAGCTGCGACGTCGTCAGTAGGAGTCAAACTTAATCTAACTTCTCTTGCATATCTATTATATCTCCAATCCATCTGGCTCATATAGATCTCTCGTTGACGTCTTATGTTGTTCCATTGATTTGCACGTTCTATAGCTATCTGTTCTTCTGTAAGTTCAGGAGCTGGTGTTGATGTTGGCTTATCATTAACAGTAAGCGTCTCAATTACAGTGTCACCTGAAATGCTGTATGTTGGATGAACTAGTACTTGTGTAGCTGGATCATATGTAGGAGCTTGATATGTGATAGGGTACCAGCCTAAAGACTTGAGGTACTCTGTATTGTTACCATCACCTAGTGTGTAGAAGTTTGAGATGTTTTCCCAGTTAACTGGAAGTGTATCCCATACATTGACTACAGCATCATCTTTTATGTATGCGAAGTTAGCCATTATAGATTTTGTCCTGATGTAAATGCATGCCAAGAAGTACCGCCATCATATGTAAAGAATACGAAGACGTCTTTCTTGTTTAGTGTTGAAGTTAGAGTAGGAGCCGTGCCTGCAGGCCATTTAAATGAAGCAGGCCATGTTACTGCACGTGCTGTACCATCAGCTGTGAATACTAGTACAAAACTAGATGTTAGTCCAGAAGCTTGTGTGTTTGATAGTGTTATTGATGTGATAGCAGCGTTTAGAGATACAGCGAATACCGCTGAAGCATTAAGATCTAATGTCAATGAACCCGCTGAGATTGATACTGTTGTCTGCTTGTCTGCAGTGTTTAATGGGAAGAAAACACGGTTGTTATCTACGACCGTGGTTCCACTAACTTGAATAGTCATCTTCGCTCCTTATGAACTCGACTGTTAATGTATAGTATTATTTATATAACAGACGAGCTCACTTGTAGCTATTTTGTTACTTTTTCTTAAATATCATCACGTTTCTAATGAACCATCCCATATGGATGCCTTGTCTTTCAAACGCAATTAATTCGTCTGTAAGACCTGGGTGATAGATAAGACCTTTGTCTACAAACTTCTTGAGCCAATAATCTCTCTTACGACAGTTAATATGTGCTACTCCGCCTTGACCAGGCTGGGCTGCAGTAAATATCATTGTACCACCAGGTTCGATAGCATCATACAATGCATCTACTTCTTGGTCTGCATACATTGGGTCGATGTGTTCTAATACCTCATAACACGTTACTACTTCTGCAGTCCTCTTAGTATCAAAGATACTTTCTTTTGCAAGGTAGTCTTTACCTTCTACTCGATCATCGATGTCTATACCAAATGCTGGTACACCGACCTTGATTAGCTCGTCTACGTACATGCCAGGACCACAACCTATATCAAGTAATGATTTAGGGTCTAGTGTCTTTTTTACCCATTCTGCGATACGTGCAGCACATGGTCTCTCTTCAGCTTCGATGTAGTTATAGTCGATGGGGTCTGCACGACCAGGATAGTGCTTGACTGCATAGTCCATGTCTGAACGACCAGGATTCTCTTCATACCAACCTTGTTTACCATGGATGTTAAGTACGGCTTGGAAGTATTCTTCATACATCTTAGCTACCTTCTCAAGTGAGAAGTTTCTTAATGCCCAATCACGACAGTCTTGTGGGTTGATACGATCGATGTTCTTAAGCGCCCATACAAACTCTTCCATGGTACGGCAGCGATAACCTGTAACACCATGGATGTTGTTTTCTGTGAATGAACCCCAATCAGTGGTGATCGTTGGTGTACCAGAGAATAAGTTCTCGATCTGTACTCCACCAAACGGCTCAACATACATAGAAGCAACGAATGATACCTTAGCTTTACTCATCAGCTCTCTACGTTTTTCTACGTCAGCATAGCCGATGAACTCAACATGTTTCGGGATCTCTTTGTAACCACACGCTTCAAGGCTATTTTGACCTGCGACTTTAAGCTTCATACCTGCACGCTCAGTTGCTTGGATAGCTATATGGATACCTTTACCTTCATAGACTCGACCTAAGAATAAGCAGTAGTCTTCTTTAGTTTCGGGCGCAAACGTGAAGTCATCCACATCAAAGTAGTTTGGGATGACCACATCATAGAAGTTATTCTTACAACGACCCACAGCTTCAAGGCCGTAGTATGCGTGCATGATGGCATATGATTCAAAGATCTTATATTTTGCCCAATGTCCACCAGCATATCCGATTCCAGGTTCAACAGTGATAAGATCAGGGTGTGCATCACAGATAGGTTTTGTACCAGAACCCCAGAAAGGTAAGATAAAGTCATTAGGCTGTTTACGTTTACCTACTTCGCGGATTGCGTTCTTATAAAACTCTTGATAAGCATGATCGCCTGTATCAAACTTGAAAAAGTTCTTACGCCAGTCATATGAACCGTATGCTTTTTCTAAGTCAGCGTTTGTGGTGACTGGTACGTGTTCTGTACATGGTACGTCAGACTCTTCATGACCGTAGTGGATGACCGTATGACCACGTTCTGTCATCATCTTGCCAAACTTCCAAACTTTTTGGGTGTAAGCACAAGCTACGTATTCTTTTGATGTTACTGTGTGAGGTAAACCTAGGATGTGGAAACGCATTATCTATTCCTTATTGTATTTAAATAATTTTTTATATCACCGTTTGGCATTGCATAACGATTTACAAGGTCAGGATTCATCATTTCTACCATTGTAAATATTGCTTCTTCTGTTCCGATAGTACCTTTTTCTAGACATTGGTTAATCAGATCAAAGTATTTATCATTGAATTCAGCGATCTGTTCTTTAGACCCACCAAATAGTGTTGCACGACAGACATAGCTTGGTTTAGTACCAGCTATCTCTGTCATCGTATTTATATTACATCCATGGATCTCAGAATTAGTAGAGTATGGATATGAAGTCAAGAAGAACTTATCTTTAGGCAAGAATAAGAAGTTCCATGTAGATATAGGTTCTTCAAGACCAAAGCTACTTGACATGCCAGAGTCTATCCAATAAAATCGTTTAGACCCAAACGGGTTTGAGTTTGCTACTTGAGCAAGTAAAGCGTTCTTGATTATGGTAAGAGGTATGTAGTACGGGTTTGTCAAAGCAGAACCATCGATCCAGTCAGACTGCTTGATCCATTCTGGATTAGTTATGATGTTCTGTATCTCTTTAAACGGTGTACGATCTTCGATGTCTCTTAGGTCGAGGCCTCTTACTTGTATACTGTTGTTTGACGTAGCTACGTTTAGTTGTTTACGTCTCTTACGGATATAGTCATGATACTTAGGATCTGCATAGACTATTAACGGGTTACGTACAGCTAGAAGATGATCCAATCCTTTGATGTAGTGCTCTTCAAAAGATCTATCACCGCGAGATATGTCTACGGCCATGGTAACGAGTGTGACGTCAGCAGGATACTCATAGATCCAGTCCATCTCTCTGTAGTCGATGTATGGAGCTCGACGGTTCTTTTTGATTTCTGGAGGTAAGAAGTCATAAGGTGTCTTAGAGTCGTCTGGTCGTCGATCAGCCATGCGTGAACAATGATCTCCGAGGTGTCTTGAGTATTCACCGTTAAGGTATACGCCTTTAAACCCTAATGCCGTAAACTTGCGGTCGATGTTCCATTCATTGTGCCACTTCTCTACACGACCTAACATGATAAGGTCGTCTCTGCGTCTTAAGTTAGGTGAACCTACCCAACAATGCCAAGCTAAGTGACCATCAGTTATCTTCCATGGTCTCTTCCAATAGAACATGCCATCGATAAGTTCTTTATGGTATGAGTCTATGCCTTGGAATTCAAACGTGCGCCATGAAGTATCGACGCAGCCGACTTCTCTGTACTTTTGTAGGATTGCTTTTGATTGGTCCAGGTAACCTGGTCTGATTAGTTCCCAGTCGTCTTCGAGGTAGAAGATGTATTCTGTATCACAGTAACTCACCATATAGTCCATCGCCCACCACTGTGAACGATTACGTGGGAAACAGATGACATCGCAATAGTCACCATACTCTTCTACTAGCTTCTCGAATACTCCAGGCTCGGCAGAGTCATCTACGATCACCATCTTGGTTACATAGTCTTGTGTATCATGGAATGATTGGAGTGTCTTGGCTAAGACGTCAAGTCTATTGCAAGATAGTACGAAGGTTGTTGTGTCTGAATCTGGTTGGTCAACGGTATGAAACTTCACTCTTGACATAGTTATTCCTCAGTTTATGATATAGTTATTATATAATACTACTTATTTATTGTACAATTAATACTTGCCTTCTGCAAACACATTTACAAATACAGTGTCATCTTCTAGAGCTTCTATCTCATGCCAGGCTTACCGCGAGACTTGTTGTATCTAATTAAGTATTTGTTCATATTATTGATGTGTTTATATCTTATTTATAATACTTAGGCTTCAGTTTTATCTATTATAATTGTTGATGTCTCTTTATCTAT